CAAGCTTTGCAAGACGCGTCTCAATAATGGGGGCGATGTGGTTATATACCTCCCTCTCCTGCCACCAGTACACTTTCCCTGTTTCCATGATGCTTTCTGTAGCATGGTTGATGTCGCAATATTGATTGCCAAGGAGATAATTCATGTTCAGCTGCCATTGGAGCTCAAAGGGGAGACGCTCCCGGATACGACGTTCAAATTCCATGTTGACGAATGCCACAATTTGATCCTGCGTCTGTTCGTCGTTTATCCGGTGGGTTACCGGTTCAGGTTTTGAGCTCTTCTCATCTATCTTCTTTTGGGCATTGGATCCGGTAAATAGTCCGGTTACGGTGTCTTTAATGCGGTCCAGCAATCACACTCACCCCCTTTGTTTCTGCATTTCCTCCATACGCCGGCGGATTGCATTTTTGTACTGCTTGCCTTCAGCGACAGGCTCCTTGTACTCCTCATAATCCTTTGCCATAATGCGGTTGTAAAGGTCCCTTCGCTCTGCCTGATGTCGCCTCTCTTGACTGATGATGTAAAGAAGGAGGAGTACGATTATCCCCGATAAAACAAGCTCCATCAGGCGTCACCTGCAGCTATCTCGGCCTGCCTCATGGCTTGTAAGATGGCCGCCCGCAGTCCAACGGTGTCCATCTTCGTGTACTCGGGAATCTGCAGCTTCTTTGCATCTGCTCGGAGATCTTTGAAGGATAGGCCGTTAAGATACTGCTCAACCTGCTCAATGTCAACGGTGCCTTCGGGAGTCTCGCCTTCTTTTCTTTCCTCCTTATCGGCCCCTTGATCTGAATCAGGTGGATCGGTTTGACCAGTGCTCTCATCGCTCTGAGACTCCGTGTCTGGATTTTCGGCAGCCACTGCAGCAAGTGCAGCCTTCACACTCTCCATGGTTGACTGGATGTGCTGCTGAACATCCTCTCTGGCAAGCACATCCTCCAGCGGGGCCTGCTGTGCGATATCCCGGATGCATTCATCACATAAATTGATCCGATTGCCCTGGGGGGTGTCGGGCTTACTCGCTGATGTAGTCGCTTTCCTACTGCACCGGTGTGTATCACATCTCATGTTACGGGTATAGGGTTTTAAAACAATCATGGTAATCCTCCTCAACAGAATAAAATAAGGCTCTTACAGCCTCCTCATGTTTTTGGCAATCTGCCGCCTATATTGCTCAAAAAGGGTGTCCTCCCTTTTCGGTGCCTTTGATTTCTCTACGTGGTAGGCGATGAGGCCATAACCGACTGCGTCATAGCAATTGTGTACTATCAGGCCCCCGTTAACGCAAAAATTATGATGTTTCTCCACTTCCATGTTGTAAACATCAGCTTTACCAATGAGCTTTATTGACTTAATTTTTAACGCATTCATCCGATATCTCCCACCCAACGCCGTCCCGGCTAAACAGGAATAACTTTACTTTGCATGCAGAAGAACATGTCTTTACATTTTCGTACTTACTGCTTGTAAACATTCTACCACATACTGCACACGACTTTAAAACATTATCGATACCGCTATCTCTTCTGTGCCTTACACTTCTTGGAACAGAACCTGCTTACCCCAGCCCTAGAAGCAGTAACACTATATTTTGAGTCGCATACGGTGCACGTCTTCTCTATTCGCTCCGTAATAGATTTCCCAAGACTTAATGCAAAATGTTGCTGGTGCCAATCCCTTCCTTCTTTGGACCGATGCCACTTTTTTGCTTCCGGATGTGCGGTTTCTATAAAGCGTTCCCTTCGTTCCTTATACTGCTCTGCCATTATTTTGACCATATGGTGCTTTGTGTGCCTGTTTTTGGGCAATGGCTCAAGGTTTCCGATGTCGTTATTATCTTTGTTCTCGTCTTTGTGATGGACTTCATATCCACCGGGCACAGGACCGTTGTAAAGTTCCCACACGTATCTGTGTAAGTGCCGCCTTCTACCGTCAATGCATTTCGATGATAAATAATATCCCCTCTTGGCATCTTTCACAAATCTGTGACCATTATACTCAACCACCCTTGATGGATCTGCACACTCACGAGGCATTTACACCCCTCCCCTTGATTTCATCAGCAATATCAATGATGCTATCTGTGTTGGTGAGTTCGCTAACGAGCTTCCATCCCGATTGGGTTAATACAGGGTGATAGCTTGTAGCTCTTATCGTTCTGCCGTCCTCCATTTCTATTTCGTAAATATCAACATGGACAGCAGTTCTGCGTACATCGTAGTATTTTGCAGTCGCAAGATGGCCTTCTTCCGTATCGTAGCAAAATACCCAACCTTCCTTCCCGACCAGATCCCGGATATAAAAATCACCATCGCAAGTATTCACGATGGTGTCCCCTGTTAAGCAATGATCATGCTCGCAATCAGCAACAACTTCAGGATCCAATTCTTCTTCAACGAGCTCAGGTAGTGTACTTATAGCTACCTTGCATGTATCGAATATTTGCAGCTTTGATGTCCATTCTCCCGTTACTTCATCGCGATAAGGCTTGAAATATTCATGGAAAGTCCCCTTACGCAGCCGTCTGTCCGTGATTGGCTTGATGAACCCATCAACACCACCTTCCGAGTAGTAATCAATAAGCATCTTGCCCTGCTGGTCTCGATGATGGGTATTCCATGCATCTAGTCCCGCTACAGTAAAATCTATGCCCTCTTTGTTTTCTACAACAATTCCATCCTTTATGGCTGCTCTAGTAGACAGTTCTGCTGCTTTTTTCGCCTGCTCGGTATAGTGGACCCGCGGGTCATCTTTTGCCCGAGTGTATTCTCGGTATAAAAATACCTGCCCATCCGGACTGACCGCCAGCCAACCCCAATAGAATGGATCTGCATACCCGTTATCAACGCATCGCCAGCGTCTCCACCATGATGGTATTTCAAATGGCTTGCATACATGGATAGATGGATCCCACTCTGGAAAGGCTTGTCCCGTATAAACATCCCAGTTCCCTTCCAAGTAGGCCTCGCGGAGCTCTTTTGGCAGGTTTTCCAAGCGACGCTTATATTTAGGGTCATTCGCCTCCATGTATGGATTATCTCTGACAGTTGCCGGGATGAAAGCAATACTATTGCCTGTCTTTATGTCCCGGTATTTCCGTTTACCATACTTCGTCTTGGTGATGTATCTCTTCTTTACCCACCGGTGCCCAATTCCCCCGGGATTCCCGGTTGCCCGAAACCTTGTAGGGTACCCATGCTTTGGAGAACGCAGGCACGACAGCAGCTCCTGCACCGTTTCTTCCAGATGTTTGGTCAGCTCATCAATGCCGATGTAATCAATGGACCGCCCTTGGTAATGGTTGGCGTCCTTATAGCTACGGACATAACGGAATTTTACGGATGTTCCGTTAACCAGTGTTGCTATATGTTTCGTTGAGTTATAGGTGTACGTCTCTTGGGGTATCTCTTTTAACCACGTTGATATGATATTGGCCTCAAGGTCATCATAGGTCTCGCGAAACAAATAAACCTCTGCTCCCGGGTACTGCATCCCATAACGATATGCATCCCATACAAGAGCATATGACTTTCCGCCGCCTTTAGCTAAGCACCACCGTAAAATACTTCATCGCAGCCGCAATCGTGGAATAACTCCTGCTTGGGAGACGGCTGATATTGAATAGTTATGGTGGTCATCGGGCATCACCTCACTCGTCTCCATTACCCGTATCCTCCTCCACATTATCATCACTCTCTGCCGGAGGTTTCATGTTGGCAAAGACTATCTGCAAGGCCTCGCCGTTCCTGCCAGTAATCTCCCTCTTCTCAACAAACATACCAAAGTGTTTCCCCAGCAGTTCCAACGCTTTGATTTTGTCGGCCATCCGGATTTCCCGCTCGATACCCATGCCAGCATCGGTAGGAATCTGTTTGACTTTGACTGAGGCAATAACCGCTGTATCCTCTCGTGAGTAGTCTGCTGTCAATTCGGCGGTATCCATGTTTATCACATCAACTGGATTGACAAGGGCTATCTTGGCCAACTCCCAAATTATGCGGTCCTGGTTGATTCCAGTACGCTTTGAGCGTTCGGAAAGCTTAATGTCTATATAGGCGCGGACGTTAGGTTTTGACAAGAGTTCTAATGCAATTACTCTAGCCGTCTTAGTGCTGTATCCCGCCCGTATTGCAGCAGCAGACCCATTTAAATCAATTAAATACTCTTCACAAAACAACCTCTGCTTTTCTGATAATGCCATCACCACCATCCCCTTGAATATTAATCTGAGGCCTATTTGAGTATAAGCCTGTGTGCCTGCCTCAGTGCCCCATGTCGCCTCTCTACTCTCCCGGAATAGATGCTCGGTGACATGAGCTCTTTTATCTCTGGATCTATAGCTGCATCAGGGAAATACACACCCATTAAACCAACAAGCTCATAGAACGAGAGAATATTAAACAACAACAGAGGATCAGAGTTATACAGTTTCTCTGCTATAGTCAACCCACACCACCACCCTATATAATCATCGAGAACGACATAAAAAGCAAAAACAAAAGAGACCGTGGTATCTCACACGATCTCTTCACAAAAATGCAGCTCGGAGCTAAGCCTAGACAGCTTTACAACTACACCATAGCACAGTAAAAACGATCTGTAAAGTGCAATTTTTTTGCAACGATTTTTGTTGTAATAATGCACTAAATATGGCTAAATTTTTGTGCATGTTTAACAAATTTCAAATAAACCATTGACATATACACCGGATAGGTGTATGATTTAATCAGAAAACAGAGCACCGAAACCAAAGAGATTGAAAGGGGATAGAAAAGGGTGTGCGGAGAAATCGCAGAGCAGATAGACCAATAGGCCCGCCGGGAGCCACAATCCCGGCAAATAAAAAAATAAAAAAATGGAGGTTATCACAATGACAAACCAAAACGATTACACTGGCTGCACCATCACCACCGGATTTTTGACCGGCAACCTGATCCAAGACCCCGACGGCATCGACGTCGATGCATCGGCACAGGCTTACCGCCGCATCCTGCAAGCCAAACTAGAGGCCACCTACCCCGGCGCAGACATCGAAGTGCTTATGGAGGACGCAAGCGGCTCAACTCCTGCCAACCTGTGGACCACAGTCACCCTGCCCGGCGGGCACGACAGAGACGCAGAGAACGAGATAGCCGAGACTGTTGACCGGATGGCCGGCAAACTGGCCGCCGACATGGCAGCATGGGTAATTATAGCCGAGGAGGATCTGGCATGAAGCGCACACAAGTTTTTCTACCGGAACCGATGCTGGCCGCCATGGAGCGGCTGGCATCCCAGAAAGGGATCTCGAAGGGCGAGATCATCAGGAGGGCAATTGAAAAATATCTGGAGGAGGTCAACCAAATGGCAAACAAAATTTACTCGGAGTATCTCGGCAGAGAGTTTGACCCTGTGAAGCTGGCACAGGACCACGGCACGGTGGAGCAGGGCGGCACGACCTACTGGCTGACGCAGGAGGCGTACCCGGTCAATCGAGGCGCTGAAGGCCGTATTGCCTATGTCGCAACAGCTATCGATGCAGATGGCGGGGTGTATGAGGTTGAGTGGCCAACTGTCGAAGGCTGGGAGGAACACAGGATTGACGAAGGCGGCATCTGTGCAGTTGATGGCTGCAGCGGATATTGCGAGGACGAGAGCAACGCCTGTAACTGGGATGTATATACGATATCAGCAACCTGATAATCAATGAGGGCTCCGGCCCTTTTTTCTTGCAGGAATTTTGTCCTACGTATAGAAATGTGAAACATGGGGTGGTGTACATGATTAGACCAAAATGCATACTAAGGGACATTGGCCGGGAATACCCGAATGCATGGAGAACCATAAAAACGATGCGAGCAGATAAGGGTAGAGGCCTACCAGATTGGCCCGATTGGTGCTATATACCCATAGCAGCCGGATATGCTGTCGTTACAAACGGCAGCGAACCGAACGCAGAATTGTTTGGCCCGCTCAGTCCAGCCGTTATCACTGCCGCTGCAACATGGAGGATATCTCAGGGAGTATACAGGTTTGACGCCGATCTGTACAACTCTCTTGTAAATCAACCACTGGATGGCAACATCCCCTGTGACGCCCTTAAACGGCTGCCAGAGTGGTGTGTATATATAGAGACATATAATGCATCATGGCTCACTATCCCTATAGATGGATTTTGGGCACATTTAGAGAGCGACGCAAACAATGGGCGGATGGAACTGCGGTTTGTATTTATAGCATCGGATGGCCGTAATATTTCGCTCCCAGTACATCTTGGAGGCTGGAGTATTGGAGAGGGCATAGATCGCATGCGGCAAGAAGCCAACAGAATGATGATCAAGCATGGAATCCCGACAGTACCGGGCGATGTATCGCTTAAACCTGTTGCAGAACAGATAGTTCCTTTTCTGCAGTTGGTGCTATATCTGTGTGCGGATAATGTTGATATGCCCGCTATGCCTAAGCACCCATCCAGCAGGGCGCGTACCAGTGGCGCTATTGACGCGCCCCGAGAACCTCGCACATGGAACGTCGGAGAGCGCATCGGAGCAGCGATCCGCAAATATCGTAACTCGGAAGCTCATGAATCTCACGGGGGCACCCATGCAAGCCCCAGGCCACATATGCGCAGAGCTCACTATCATCACTACTGGACTGGACCACGGGATGGAGAACGCAAACTGGTGTTGCGCTGGCTACCGCCGATCCCCATCGGCGTAGACGAGAATGAAGATGATTTACCGGCGGTTATCCGAAGGGTTGAGAAGTAGTAAAAGAGCCTGATGAAGGCTCTTTTTTACATTCCTTTCAAAGGACGTATGCCGAAATACGCCACTGCGAACGCTTTTATCGCTTCATCCCGCATGTTGTACAGGCTTCGCTTGCTCTTGCTGAACACATTCTCGATCTGTTCTTTTGGCTGCTTGTCCACATACCACGCTCTCAAAAAGTTTCCGTACCACTCACACCCATTTTCAGCGCTCAGGTCCACCAACAGCTGGTCAATGTCTGCGATTTCCTCTTTTGTTTCCATCAGTGAACCCTGTATCTCCATGATCTCAAATACAATTTGTTCTGCAGAACGGTTCTTTGAGGCCCGGATGCCCGATAGCTCCAATGTTGCTGTAGTCCGCTTAGACGGGCCGCTGGCGACGCACAATCGGCTTAGTTTCTTCTCAAGTAAAGCTACGCTCAACTGAAGCCTGCGGTAATTTCTTAAGACTTTTTCTGCTTCTGCAATATAGTTCACAAGCTACTCCCCCTTGCGTTGTTCTGTTGCATATTGCTACCGCCGATGACCGATCCACTCGATGAGGACTCTGCGCCATTGCAGGATTATTTTTGTAATTTACCTGCCCTCTTTTAATCATGTTATCTATCATTCATTTCTCCCTTCAATTTTGAAATGTTTCACCAACTTCGGGTACCTTCTCCGGAATAACTTATGCTTGATCTTGAATATCTCCGTATGAAAGTCTCCCTTGGTATCCACTATCTGATAGGTCCCGTCCTTATGGAATACGATAAAATCAGATACGTACTCGATGGGATTATTACTTGCATCCCCGTCCTCCAGGACGAACCGGGGCTGTCTGCAGAATCCTACAATCTCCCCTGCCGCCTGGAGCAAAACAAGATTGCTATAATAATCAGCCTCTAATTGGCTGTCAAAAGGTATGCCGCCTACATAGGCTTTCTTGGACCGGTATTTGCTTTTCTTCGGTTTCTCGGCCCGGACCGTCTTTACGCCCTTGCGCTCTAACAGGTCCATGTACTCCTGCTCCGTCATTCTCACATTGCAGCCTCCCCTGCCACGTATATACCACCTTTTTCTGTATGCCATACTTCCGCATATACTCATACAATTGCTGTTTGCCTACCCCCATCAGGTCAGCCGCTGCCTGTACAGTGTGCCTGTTGAGAAGCATGCACAAAAGCTCTTGCGGCTCCTTTCCGTATTCCATACACGCATAGGCCAGTTTAGGCGGGTACTGGTAATAACACTTCAGTGAACAATAACCCCGGTTCCGGGCCTTGCCTTTGTTGAGC